TATTTTCAGCCTATTTAAAGAAACATTAAATTGTTTCTTGTATCAAATAATATCCATGATATCCGATAGCACTAAACGCTAACATAAGCAACAATTCATAATATTTTCTAGATGTTTTTTCACCATTATAACCTATTAAAATAAGTAATGGTGCGACTAAAAATATATGAATATAGTTAATCCATGCTGTTTTTGGTGATTTATATATTTTATATGCGTGATATAATATAATAACTATACCTAATACGATAAGAACTGGATACATGAATCGTGGTATATTATTACGCATAAATCCTACATAAAGAAAAAGACCTCCTACAATAAGAATATGGAATAAATGTACCCAAAAAAAAGTACTCATTTTTATATATGTTTATATTATTTTTTATATAAGAATTTAATGACACTTGCATATTATTTTTTTTGGAATATGTGTTTTAAGTATATCGTTGATATAATTACCACATGTATTACATATATTATTATCTATATGAATTTTAGGTAATTCGTCGTCTAGTGTATGCATGACAACACCAGAATGATAATAATTAAAACCAGTTTGAAAATTATAAAATAATAATACTCTTCTAACAATATAATTTATTTCAGCTTTTTTAAATTTAATTTTTTTAATCATATTATATGTTTTTGTTTCATAAAAACAATAATCTTTTATAATATTTAATAAATCATTTGACCAATATAAATTAGAACCTAATTGATTAATAAGTAATTGTTTTTGAACGGAATGTAACATTTTTAACTTTATGTATTTTATTGAAATAAAGTAAAATAATATACTTTAATTCAATTTTATTTTATATTTTTATGGATGATGTGATTGATTCTAATCTTTTTTCAAACAAAATATTTTCATTTGTAATTCTTATCTTTTCCATTTTTCGTTTATGAAGAATCATTTTATTTTTGAAATTCAATACTTCGTTTACATGTTTGTTTAATTTATTATCTATATTGGATGACAAATTTACTAAACGATTTACTAATAATGTATTTGAATAATTTATCCGATTTATTTTACGATTATATTCTTCTTCCCATTTTTTGGAAAAAGATAAATGATTTGGTTCTTTATTATCAATAATGGATTTTATGTTGTTTAACCTTTCTAAATGTTTCTGGTATAATATTTTATCGAAACCATTACGAATCATTCTATAATATATTATTATTTAATTAGTTTTTTTATAATATTTTGATTATCATCCATATTATTAATAATATTTTCCCAATCATATATTCGTTTTTCAGCAATATTGTGTAATATTTTAGATTCAAATTTAGAAAAATCGGTAAAAAAAAGACCATCTTCATTATGCTTGAAAACACGTTTTTCAAATAATAATTTAGCATCATCAAACGCGTTATAAAAATCAAAATTATGATGATTTAGTTTATATAACATACAACGGTCAAAATCATATGCGGTTAATAAATCAGCTTCACGAACAATATGATAAGCTAATTGATATTTTCCCAAATCAGGAAATCCATTTTTTTTTACAGTTGAATAAGACATGGTCGAAATTATTTTTTTTGTAATATCTATTTCTTCATTTGTGAATTTATCATTTAAAAATAATTCAATTTCGTTTATTCCTTTATTTTCATCCATATATTTTTTATCACACATATCGTGTATAATAGCGGATGTATATATAATACGTTCGTGTTCTTTAATAGGAGGATATTTATATACTTCATTTTTGTATATATTATGTGCAAAATGAAGAACATTCATACTATGACTTAATCCATGTGATTCATCTATGTTATGTTTAAGTGAAGTAACAAAAACAAACTTGAACAATTTAGATAAAAGCATTTATTTTATATAATATAAATAAGCTATATATATTATATGTATATCTTTATGTTATAATTATTATTTACTTTAACATATAGTTTTTTTACTGTTTTTGAATTCTTTCCATGACATATTAGTAACAGCCTGTTTAATAACTGGTTTCATGGTTTCAGTTTCTTTATCTAATTTTTCAGCTTTTTTTAACGCACTATCAATATAAAGTTCTTTAAGTAAAGTTCCAACGGCAAAAGAACCTTCGTGTTGGTCTAATTCACCTTTTTCTATTTGTTCTAATACACCTAAAAATTTATATAATATAGCTAAATCAATTTCATCTTTGCGAATTTTGTTATAAATATCAGTATAGTAAGTGCATAAAAAATTACATTCAACAATACATTCTAAATGTGCTGATTCTATATCAGAACCATATTTATTTTTAATTTCAATAACTTTTTGAATATCTTTACGTAATATTTCACTATGTTTAAGCTTACGAATTAATTCAGTTTGGTCTTCAACGTTGTTGGCTTTTATCATTTTTTGTAGTTGTAATCTTGCATTATCGTCCATTTGTATAATAGATATATAAATTTCTTTAAATTTTATTTTTCAAATGTAATATATATAATGCCTCTACAAGAATTATCTCCGCCACAAGTATTAAGTAAATCATCAACATCTTCAACCGTACATCAAAATAATACTAATAATGTTAATGCTGCTACGAGAGTAACTGCTACATCAGGAGGAAAAAAAAGAAAATGGAAAGGTGGAACTAGTGGCTCTACTACGGTTACAAATCCAGTATTACCATCACGATATCAGACTTCTTCACCACCTTCACAATCATCACAGGCAACTGCCACTAGTAATAACACAAATTATTATACAGCTCAAAGTCAGGCTTCAGGAGATAGTGGTGCTAATAGTCCTGCTTGGAATAATCAACCAACAACGAATTCTATAACTAAAAATTCTTCTGGTGGTTCTAGAAAAAGTAAAAAATCTAGAAAATCTAGAAAATCTAGAAAATCTAGAAAACATAAAAGAAAAATTACACACAAAAAATAATAGTATATATAAAATATGCCGACAGGTAGAAATTGGATGGTTTTTATTTATATTAATTTAGGATTTGTATTGATATTATCTTCCGTTTATATATTGTTGACAATAAGTAACGTTCAACAAAATTGGTCAGCATATAGGTGTGATGCTTTATTAATGCCTTTTGCTGGTTTAATTATGCAACCTACATTACCACCAAATCAAACTGTATCTGAATATACTCAACAAAATTTTCAATATTGCACGCAAAATATGATGAGTAGTTCTATGGGTGAATTCTTACAACCACTAGAATATAATAATTATGCCGCATCTGTTAATGCTACAAATACAACTAATTCAGTAAATGACGCACGTATTAATTCTTCAAATGTAAGAAACTCTATGAATAATTTAACAACATCTTTAGGTAATGTATTTTCAAATGCACAAGCTAATTCCACTCAAACATCTGCTTATAACCAATCTGTATCATCAAAAATGGGTGTTGCGAGTTCTTCTGTATCATCCAGCGGAAATACATATATGTCCGCTTTGTCTAGTGCTCCAAAAACATTATAGTGAAAAGAATAGAATATTTTATATAAATAAATTTATAATTATAAATTATTATGTATTATTATTCATTATATATAGTATAGTGTAGTAAATATATTATAATAAATATATAATGAATAAAGATGAATCAAAAGATATAAATCTAGCAGAAACAGTAAAAAATTTAAAAAAAATATACAAAAAAACAACATTTTTTACTAGTTATGGAACTTCTATATTTTTATTCATATTTATAACTTTATTGTTTTTCCTATTTTTCTCATATTATAATGTTATGAATAATATTCATAAATATCGTGAAGACCCATCTAAATATCGTTGTCATCCTACTGTAATGCCTTTTGCGGCATATATTTACCCACATCCAGGAATGACAAATACAGAATTTAATCGTAGTAATTTTAGGTATTGTACTAGAGAAATATTAAAAGATGTATTGTCTGTTGTATTATTGCCATTAGAATATATTGCGAATATAATATCACAAATTCAATTTCAAAATTTTAATTTTTTAAATGCCTTACGTAGTATATTTAGTGAGATTCGTAATGTTTTAAATAATATATTTAATTTATTATATAGTTTGTTAATTAACTTTTTTGCAAGTTTAAATCATATTATTGTTTATATTTCAGATGCGATATACAAATCAACAGGAATCATAATGATTGGAACATATATTACTAATGCTGTAGTATATTGTATACGTGTTATAGCAAATATTACTATGTGGGGAATAATTTATTTACTTATAGGTTTAGGTATTTTAATGATAATGGTATTTGTAGCTACGTATTGTGTAGTATTTTTTGTAACAGAGGCAATACCGTTTTTTGGTTGGGCGATAGCTCCTGTTGTTGCTTGGGCTATAGCAATAGCAGTATCATTAATATATCTAGTAACATATATAATAATTAGTGTCATATTTGGTAAGGTTGCTAATGAAATAAATAAAGGATTAAACATTACAGCACCAATAGCACCACAAAGACCTACATTTACAATACCAAGAATCAGTGGAAGAAGAAAAAGATAAATATCTAATAAAATCTAGTAAATTCTAATAAATATTTATATTCAATTCATTTATTTTATCTTTTAATAATATATAAAAAATGAAATTTAATTTTAAAAGCTTTAGAATAGCAGATTTTTTAAGTAAAAGAATAAATACAATTTTATTAATAGTTATTTTAATTTTAATAACTACCGGACATGTTGTTTGTTCTTGTTGTAACATGAGTCCTGTTAAAGTTGTTGAAAAGTTTACAGAGAGACTGACTGGTGCTACTGGTGCTACTGGTGCTATTGGTGGAATGACTGGTGCTGCTGGAATGACTGGTGGTGCTGGTGGTGCAAAAATAGATATTGCAGAAAAAATAGCAAAACTTAAAGTTAAAAGTAAAACATCTGGTAAAGAAGGATTTACACCAGCAAACACTAATTTCGGTCAATCATCTCCTTATTTATTAAGTAGTATGGGAGGACATTCTACAATTAATACAAATGATTGGAATCAAAAAGATTTAACAATCAGAAATGGTAAATTTGGAAATGGGGTTGCTGAAATATTAAATAGACCAAGTCCACCACTTCCATTACCTGAAGGAGAAATGTTATTGTTTGCAAATATTCCATTTAAACCAGATTGTTGTAAAAATAATTCAGCATATTCAAATTCAATGGGATGTGCCTGTATTTCAGATGAAGTATACAATTATTTAAAGATTCGTGGAGGAAATAATCTTGCTTTTTCTGAATATTAAGTAAATTGTTGGTGATAAAATAGTTCAAAAATATAATATATACAAAAAAAGATAAAATATATATTATATGTTTATGGTTGATATAAATAGTTCATTGCTTCTCGTAAAGACATATGTATATTATTATTTTTTTCTTGTTCGCGAATAGTTTGTATTATTTCATTTTTAGCTATAAAATTAAAATTGTAATAATCTAATTCAGACCACCAAATATCGTTTTTATTTGAATAATAATTATCATCATAAATAGATGGTATATAATAAATATCAATAAAATCATCAAATATTACTTTTGTTTTTTTTGAATATACATTTTCAAACTCGATTGTGCTAATAATATTTTCAATAATATCATTTACTAAATTATTTATATTTTCATTTCTGATATTTAACATTATAGTATCCATAATATCATCTATATCCATATATTCATTTGTATCAATTGTTATGTTTGTATTATTATAATTTCTATTTATATCATTATTCATGAATATAAAAAAGACTGTCTAATTGAATGTAAGAAAAAAATATTTAGTTAAAAATATTTAATTATAAATTACAAAATATAAAATTATAAACAAATTATTTATACATACATACCTTTAATAGCCATATTATCATCGCGTTCTCTTTTAATTAATTTATCCACAATATCTTTTGTTATAGTAAATGGAAATTCCACTTTTATACACATGTCTTCTTCAAATAAATTGGAACCAGGTTTCATTAAACGATACAAATTTAATTTTGTATGTATAATTTCTAAACATCTTTTTAAACTTCTTACACCATCTTCTTTATTACAGTGATTCTCAATAATATAATGAATGGATTCTTCTGGTAATATAATTTCATCATTATTGAATTTAACTTGTTCTTGAATTTTTGGAAGTAAATATTGATAAGATATAACTGTTTTTTGTTTTTTATCATATCCTTTTGTTTGAATACGATACATACGATCGCGTAGAATAGGATTTACTTTAGATTCATCATTATAACTGAATATGAATAAACATTTACTTAAATCGAAATCAATATCCGCAAAATATTTATCGTGAAATTGACTGTTTTGAGATGTATCTGTTAAATGTGTTAATATACCAGCAATTTCTTCACCTTTAGGTGTATCACTAATTTTATCCAATTCATCAAAATATATAACTGGATTCATGCATTTACTATCAATAATAATTTGAACTATTTTACCCCAAACACTTCCTTCATAAGTATACGAATGACCTTCTAGGAAAGAACTATCGGTAGCACCTCCTAATGCTATAAATGCGAAAGGTCTATTTAAAATTTTACTAATTCCCTCTTTTACGATAGAAGTTTTACCTGTTCCCATCGGACCCATAATAGCAATAGCAGAACCCATAGCATTAGGATTAGTAATTAATTGTCCTAACATTTGCATAATTTGCATTTTAGCGTCATTTAATCCATAAACAGCATCATTCAAAGTTTTTTGTGCTTGTTCCATAAATTCATGGCATTTTTCAACGCCATCTGTAATATGAATGGGAAGTGTACGATAATTACCAAATGGGATAGACATAAAAGTATCAATCCAACCTTTCAATTTAGAATATTCACCACTACCAGGTTCAGCATAACGAAGTGCGTTTACTTTTTTCATAGCAACAGCTTTAAATTGTAGAGGAATAGAAGATTCTAAAATAGAAATTCTATAAGGTTTTTCAATACGAGTAATTTTGTTTATTTCGCGTAATTCTTTGATTAACTTTTTTTGTTGTGGTATTTCCATTTCTTCAAATACAGATTTATCATTCATCGTATTTTTGTTGCGAATAATATGATTGAAAATTCGTGAATTTTTTTCGGATTGTCGTTGCTTTCTTTTTTCTTCCATTTTTTTTTCGTATTTGATTTTTTTTTCACATGCTTTTAAACATGTTTTAGCAATATCAGAATTAGAATTTTTACAAATTTCTTGAAGTTTTTGTAATAATTGTTCGTCTGTTATGTTTTCGTTTTCTTTTTTAATATTTTCAACCAATTCTTTATTTTTATTATCTAAATCCTGTTTAACTTTTTCTTCAATCTTTTCTTTACCTGATTTTTCTTTAGTTTTTTCCTTTGGTTTATCAGAATTTTTGTCTTTGCTTTTTTCTTTAGATTTGTCTTTGATTTTATCCTTGTTTTTATCTTTAGTTTTATCTTTTTCTTCGTTTTTAGTTTTTTTAGTATGTTTTTTCTTTAATAATTTTTCATCTTCAACTTCTTCCGATTCTGATTCTGTTTCACTACATTCAGAAACTTCTTCATCAACATCTTCGTCTTCTGTTTCATAAAATTCATCGTTATATTGTTCTTCTAAATCATCTTCATCATAATCTTCATCACCACCAATAGTTAATACAATATATTTGTTTGATTTGTTATCGTCTTCCTCTTCTTCGTAATCCTCTTCTTCGTCATCTTCTTCTTCGTAACGGCTACTTTTCTTTGATTTTTCTTTAACTTTTTCTTTGTTTTTAGATTTGGTTTTAGAATCTGATTTGGTTTTAGATTCGTTTTTAGACTTGGACTCTTTTTTAGATTTTGATTTTACTTTGTTCTTTTTAGAATGTTTTTCGGTTTCTTCTTCTGATTCTTCATCATCATCTTCGTCTTCTTCAGAATCGTAATTTTTATTTTTTTTTGCGTTTTTAATTTTTTCACCCAATTTAACTGTTTTGTCTAAATGCTTGGATGGGAATATTTTATTTAAAAATTTTCTGTATTCATGAGAATCAATACTGGCATCTTCATCATCTTCATCTGGATTGTAATCTTCATCCTCG